GCCTGGGTGGCCGTCTGGGAGTCTTTCATCCAGATCACCAGCGTGATCAGGGCCGCGGTCGCCCCCACCAGGATGCCGATCCAGCCGACCGTGGTGATGCTGGCGAGCGCGCCTTTGAGCACGATCGTCGCCGCGGTGACGATGCCCTCTTCTGCGGCCAGCGCGGCGAACTCAGCGATGAACGTCCCCACCGAGGCGACGGCGCCCACAATTGCCGAGCCCCAGCCGGCCAGCATGGTGCCGAATCTCAGCCCGATTGTGACGGCCAGCCCGGTGTACAGGACGATCCCGTGGAGGGCCAGGCCCCATTGCAGGATCGGCGCGATGGCCCCGGTGACGTGTTCCGCGACAGCCAGGAAACCGGTACCGAAATCGAGCAGGTATTTCGCGTACCCGGGGACCGCCTTCATCAGGTTGCCGATCAGCCCGAAAAAGTTGCCGAACGCGGTACCCAGCTGGGCTACGTCGCCTACGGCGTTTTTCATGAAGACCTGCATGCCGCCGGAATCGATCGCGGCGGTGGTCCGGGCGCCCAGCTGCTCGATCACCGGGACCAGCTGCGTGACCAGGTTCAGCAGAATCCCGGAGCTGTGCCCGGCGACGGTGATCGCGTCGCCCCACAGCTCATAGACGGCTGGCTGGACGGCGTTCTGCATTTTCAGGAAACCGCCGGTCAGCGGGTCCAGCTTGGTAGCTGTGCCGGCCGTGGAGTTAACCACGTTCAGCATGTTTTCCATGTGGGTCGTGATGTTCTGCACGCCCTGGCTTGCCGCCGCGGCGAACACGCCGATCGCGATGGTGGCTGGTCCCCAGACAGCTAGCGTCTCGATGATGCCTTCCGCCATCAGGTGCCAGCTGTGCACCCAGGTGACCAGGCCCGGTGCGAAGCTGCCGAGCAGGCCGCCGAACAGCGACACCCGGGTATTCAGGAACCCCCAGATGCCCCACAGCCCGTTGGCGGAATTCTCCGCGTCCTTCTGTGCGGCGGAGACGGCACGCAGCTCAGGTGGCAGCCGGCTCCACGCGCCGACCAGCAAATTCGCGGAAGCGGCGGCTGCGGCATCGGCGGCGGACTTGTCCTGATCGGCCTTCGCCGCGTCCGCCATTGCCTTATTGATGCCGTTGACCGCGGCGGTCATGCCCAGCAGCTGGGCTTCGGCGCTCAGCAGCCCAGCTGCGCTGATCCCCAGCTTCATGTCTTCCATCTGGGATTGCAGCAAGGCAATCTGCGCGCGCAGGTACGCGAGTTTCGCCTCGGCAGCAGCGATGTCGACGTCGGACGTCATTTTTTCCATGCTGGCGGCCAGCCGGGATTCCTGCGCTTGCAGGCCGGTCAGCTTTGCCACCGCCGCGGTGTCGTCCACGTTCAGCTGGAGGTTGGTCAGGGTCCTGGCGAACGCCGCCATTTTCAGCTGGAGACCGGCCATTGTGGCCAGCGCCTTGGCGTCATTCGCGTCGATCGGGATGTCCGCGGCTACCCCGCTGAGGGCTTCCAGCCGCTCCCGCAGATCGATGATCTTGGCTACGGCGTCTTCGGTTTCCGCGTTGACCTGGATGTTGGCGTTCTGCTGGAGGGTGCTCAGGAACCGGCCCAGCTCGTCCCGGTTGATGTCGAGCCCGACCGGGACGGTGGGGCTGACCCCGGCCGTGGCCTTCTTAACCCCCGCGACCAGCTTCGCCCGGAAGCCGTCCACATCGGGGCTGATAAGATGACAACGAACGCGTCACCAAGCATTCTTGCCATTAGTTACCACCCCCCTACGCAGGGTGACAGCTGAACTGCCCTGCAAGAGAGGCGGATGGTGCTTATGAGCCCGGCAACGTGTGCTGGGGCCGAGCGGAACTCCCGTCGCTGCCTTCCATAGCTGCCCCATCACAGCTCCTCGGCGATCGACCAGAGCCCGGTGGTCAGGAACGGGTACTCGTTGCGGTCGATACGCGGCTTCTCCAGGAAGATGGCTGGGTCGGCTGCGGCGTTGGCGCCGCCGTAGATGTGGCCGCCGGTATAGCCCATCCACGGCCGGATCGTGCCGAGCGTGTACCCGGGCGGGTTGGCGTCGCTGCGCGCCGACCAGCTGCGCGAGCGCCTGATCTGGACCTTGCTCCGGGCGACAGCCGCGATCTGCTCGGAGGTTTCGATGATGAACTGCCCGACCAGGCCCTCCGGGGTGTTCAGCATCTCCTCGATCGCGGCGTCGTCCCAGGTCGTGTCAGCCACTGGGGCCTCCCCTGGCTGTCTCGAACTCCTCGAAGAACGCCGCGTTGTAGTCCCAGCGGCAGGCCACGCACAGCCAGATACCCCAGGCCGGGCACCAGTTGATCTGGCTGAGCCGGCCGCACTCTTTGCAGCACTCCTGCCCGGGTGCCACAGCCGGGGCGTCCATCACAGCCGCTCATCGCCTGCGGCCCCGGGCTGCCCCACGACCGGGGCGTCCGGGTCGGCGAAGGTCATGCCGGCTGCTTCCTGGTGCGCCTTCAGGGCCTCCCGTGCGACGTCCTCCGGGTTCTCGCGCTGCCCGATCTGGCCGTCGAAGTCCTCCTGCTGCTCTGCGTCCATGTGCTCCACCTGGATCGAGTACGCGACATTGCACATCTGGCGCGGGGTCAGCGCCTCGACGCCTTTCCCTGTCGCCCGGAGGAGGTCCCCGTCGACCCTCGCGAGGTGGTGCGCCGCCCACCCGAGGAGGTTCCGGGCGGCGGCGTAGGGCGGCCGGCGATCAGCTCGATCGTCTTGGTGATGACGTCCATCAGGTCGTCCGCGTCGGCCTTGGTGATCATGGCGTGTTCCTCGAATTCGCCCCAGTCACCGCGGTCGTACACCTTGCACGCGGGCTCGTTGTCCGCCTTGCAGAATTCGCATTTTCCGCAGCCGGGGCAGCCCGGGTGGATGCAGTCCCGCAGCAGCGTGTACATCGCACCGAGCGCCCGCGGGTCCTGCACGTTGACGTCGGCGAATGCCGCGAACTTCAGCAGCGGCATCAGGCCGATCTTGTCCGCGATCCGGAACCGGCGGCCCAGGAACTCCACCGACCGGATGGTGGTCACGGTCCCGGGAACGGCTTCCTGCTCGACATCGGGCGTGACGCCCGCGGTGGTGGCCTGGATGCCGGCCAGCTGGCGATCCAGCTCGGCAGGCGATGCGTCGAAATCGACATCGAGACCGGCGTCTTCGCTCATGGCAGCGGAACCTCCTACCGCAGAAGATCCCGGCTCCCGGAGGCCGCGGGTGGTGCAGGGCCCGGGAGCACGCAGTCACTTGCGCGCTCCCGGTGATCAGGACTCAGGTACCAGCCAGGCCGTAAGTCGGGTACCGCTGGATTCGGCTGGCCGCGTTCCAGGTGGACTTGAGCGACACAGCGGCGGTGACGCCGCCGGCGACGGCGAAGTCGGGCAAAATTGTGCCGAAGAAATACTGCGCGGGCGGCCCCATCTGCGTGCTGACGGTAGACGGGTACAGGTAGAAGTTCCTGGCCTGCCCGTCCGTGGCCGCCACGTAAGTCTGGGCAGTAGCAGTGTCGTAGAACCCCGTGAAGTCGCCGCTCGCATCGGGCAGCCCGGCCACCCAGATGAGGTTCTGGTCTCCCATGGTGGTCACATCAACCTTCGCCACCACGAAGTTGATCGACCAGTCGGACAGGAAAGACATGGGGGCAGCGAGAATCTGCGCGCCGCCCGTGCCGTTGGCGGGGTCTACACCGACGTACGCAATGCCGTTACGCCCGTGGATACGACTCACGGAGGTTGCTCCCTCGCATAAGTGCTGGGAGCCGGCTCCGGTCGCATCGGACAGCTAGGGCCGCGGCAATAGATCTGTGACCAGGTTACTCCCGCTAGTTTATTAACCATGGCGGAGGAACGCTGGAGCCCGGTCCCGGATTACGCGGGCTGGTACGAGGCCAGCGACTGGGGCCGGGTGTACTCGCTGCCCCGGGCCGCTGCTGCCGGGGGACTGCTGCACCCGAAGCTCAACTCGCGGGGGTACTACCAGGTAGGGCTGTGCAAGTACGGCCGGGTCACCCAGGTGCTGGTCGGCCGGATCGTGCTGGCGGCGTTCCGCGGCCCGTGCCCGCCCGGGAAACGGGTACGGTACGGGCCGCGAGGTCCTGCCGACAATTCGCTGGAGAACCTGCGCTGGGGCTAGCCGGTGACGGGTGGCACGTCGGCCGCGGCGTCGGCGGTTTCGGTGGCCAGGAAGGCGTCTGCCTGGGCCTGGGCAGCGGCCACGGCATCCATGGTGGTCTGGGAAATCGAGCCCACGCCACCGGCCGCGACTTCAGCCAGCAGCTGGCTGACGCTGCCCTGGATGCCGGTGAGCACGGTGGCGGCCTGGGTCAGGTCCCCCTCGATCTTGGTGACGGTGGCGAGAATGGTGGCGTCCTGGGTCATGATTTGCTCCAGCAGTGCGATAACGGTGTTCATGGAATTGGAGAGGCTGTTCACGGTCTTCTGGGTGGCAGACAGCGTGGATTGCACCGCGAGCAGGGTTGATTGCTGCGCGGTGGCGGGAGTGATCGCGCTAAGTCGCAGCCAATTGCGCATTGAAACCGTGTCTCCAGCCGGGAGCGTAAGCAGCATCTCCGGCTCTGGCCGCTTGCTGCGCGCGGCCGGCCACGGTAAGGCAGAGCCAGTCTAAGCCCCAGGTCGCGCTAGTACCTCTCCAGCAGCTCCAGAAGAGTTTGCACATTTGCGGTAAACGTCCGGCCAGCAACAGCTTTCCGGGCCAGCTCGCCTGCCCGCTCGCGCTCAGGGCCGTGCGCCAGCCACCAGCGCAGCTTCTCGCCCGCTTCGCCGGGACTGCCGAAAGTAGGCAGCATGGACAGCAGCTGATCGCCCTCAGCGCGCGGATCGCGCAGGAACGGCAGGCCGCACGCCGCCATCTCCACCTCCCGCGGGCCCATCGCCTGGGCGACGTCGGCAGCGTGGGTCTCCTCGCCTTCCCGGCGGTAGAAGTTGAGGCCCATCCGGGCATGCCGGTACAGCTCGGCGGCGTCCGCGTTGTCCACGCAGTCAGCCTCGATCCCCACCCCGGTCCCGATGAACTTCGCCAGCGGGGAGGTCGCCGGCAGCTTGCCCCAGTCGTTCCCCGCGATCAGCACGTCCAGGCCGTCCAGGTCCATTGCTTCGAAGAATTTGATCCGGGATTCAAAAGCGGTGCCGATGAACGCCAGCTCGGCGGCCATCTCCAGGTCCCGTTCCCCGGTGCGCGGATGGTGCACCGCGGGCCGGTAGGCGTGCGGCATGTACACCGCCGGGATGCCCTGCGCCCGGAACATGTCCAGGTTGGCCGGGTCGTTGAGCATGTTGAGGTCGGCCAGCTGCCCGCGGATCAGCTGCTCGTCATCCTGGTACGGGCTTTCGGTGTGCAGGATGACGATCTTGTGCCCGTGCGCCCGGATCAGCCTGAACAGCCGCTCGGTCATGAAGAACGCGCTGATGAACATAACGACCTGCGGGGCGAACGTATACAGCGCGTCGGTCAGGCCCTGCATCGAGGTGACCAGGGCCTGCTCCTGGGACATCGCCTGCTTGATGATCAGGCGCCCTTCGCTGTCCTTCAGGTCTTCGCCGTGCTCGTCTGTTTCGGGCATCAGCACCTTGGAGTAGAAGATCAGCCGGTCGTTGGTGTTGAAGGTCGCGACGTCGATCCCCAGCTCTTTGAACGCTTCATGCCAGCCGGTGAAGACGTCATGCACGCTGAAGTCGGGCTAAAGGCCCAGGGTGAACCATCAAGATCCTCATGGGCTGACCACCCCCTTATGCACCATCAGCAGCCGCACGGCTACGCGCCAACGGTGAAGCCCTTGGCAGCCAGCCAGATCCCCAGCGCTTCCCGCAGGCGGTGTGAGAAGGGGTGCGTATCTGCCATCCACTGCTCCGCGACCGTTGCGAGCGCCTGATCCGCAGCGTCCGGTCCGGGCGGCGGCACCGGAGCGGGCGGCACCGGAGTGGGCGGCACCGGAGTGGGCGGCACCGGAGCTGGCGGCACCGGAGTGGGTGGTGTAACAGCGACCGGGAACGGCTTGCCGGTGATCGCGGTGAATTCCGCGGCGAACGCGGCCTCGTTCACGCCTGCCTGGAACTCGACCGTGCCCAGCTGCTCCTCCCAGACGACGAACCACAGTTCCTCGACTTCGTGTCCCCAGAACGCCGGGGTGAACGAGGTCTCCTCGGCCCAGGTCACGAATTTCACGTTGCCAGCCAGGTCAGGGTCGCTGCCGGCCGGCTCAGCGCCGTACCCGCCCACCATCGTGCAGTGCCCGCCATCGACCGGGCTGCTTGCCACGTAATCCCAGGGCTGGTCGTTGCCGAATTCGGTCTGGTTGATGTCCAGCACGTTGATGCCGACGCAGAGTACGCCGCCCGCAGCTATTGCCGCGCTGACTTCTGCGGCGCTGGTGTAGTCGACCGCAGCGAAGCCAACCAGTTTCGAGCCGTCCGGGCCGGGGTTGGCGACCAGCCATTCCAGCAGGGTCTGGATGTCCATCCCGCCGTCAGCGGGTGAGCCGGGCCCGGTGGATGAGCCGCCTGTGGGATCGAAGTCCGGATTCTGGGTCTTGTAGACAGCTAGCACCTCGGACCAGGGCGGGTACGAGCTGTGGCCGCCAATCACCGTGCTGATCGTCCGGCGGGTGTTGGCCCACCAGACGCCTACGCAGTCACCGCAGCCACCGAAACCGGGCGCCACGGTGTTGTCCGGTCCGTTGCCCAGCATCTTCCAGCCGCCGCCCATCGGCCTGATGTAGTCCACGGCGGCCGGTGGCGGGGCCTCCACCGGCCCTCTGCGGCGGATGTCGCGGAACTGGATCGCTGGTGCCCGTTTCGGCGGGCGCCGGCCGTAGGTGCCGGTCACACGACGCTGTGGTGTGCTCATCAGATTGCCCCGATCTGTACGTTTATCCGGGCGCCGAAGTAGGTCTCGCCCGCGTAATCGATTCGGCCATAGTTGCTCACGGTCATAGGTTCGCAGAAATGCACCGCGCTACCAAGGGTCGGATCAGCCATGATCGCGCCCGGGATGGATTCAGTCTCCCCGGACCCGATACCCAGGTAAGCATCCAGCGCCCGCTGCGTGCGCTCAGATGTGGCCGCATCTGAGATGACGATCAGAACGATCAGGTTGATTGTCAGGGTGCCGTCCACCGTGTCGCCGAACTTGGCCAGCGGCTGGCCGGGCAGCACGATCGCGACCGGCGGGCTGATTGAATCGCGGGCCTCGGCCATGGTGCGAAGCCCTGTGCGAGTGCCGATCTGGCTAGCTAGCGCGGCTCTGATAGCCAGGATGTCCGCCATGTCTTCCTTAATGCAGAAAGACCTGGCTCCTGACGGCCACAGGTTACTGAGTGATCACAGACTACGCCGGTTGCGGCCCCAGCTAGCATAGTGCCGGAAGACCGGGTGGGGAGCCTGGCTCCAGGGGGAACGGCGCGTGTCATGAGGGTTCTTATTCTGCTGCTCGCGCTCGCGGGCGCGACTATCGTGCTGTTCGTGGTGACTTACCCGGGCGGGCAGCCCGCTTGCCTGCCAGCAGGCGACGGTCACCCGCCGTCGTCTATCCGCCAGTGCCAGGCTTATTCCACGCCGTCACCGTGAGTACGCCTCTTCAGCAGCAACTGCTGTATGGCAGGCAATGGCCACCTCTGCTCCTGCCTTTCCAGCAGCGGCTTTTCCCGCCGCACCGGCTGATCCAGCCGTCCGTGGTGGAGCAGGCCATCGACGTGGTGTGGCACTACCCGGGCATGCAGCAGGCCCTGGTGATCGCGGCCGGGGCGCTGCTTGTTTTCGTTCTGGCGAAGGCGGTTACGTACGGGATGTACCGCCGCCGATCGGGTGACATGCTCCCGGGCGCGCCGGAAGACGATGAGCACCACTCTTACTTCAAGCACCAGTGGCGCCGCAGTCTCACCATCACGTATGCGCTGCTATCGGCCGGCGGCCTGTACGGGCTGTACGAGGTGTACACCAAATCCTGGGTGTGGTACCCATTCCTGATCACGCTGGCGGTAATGGTCCCGTGGACGCTGTACATGATCGTGGTGACGCTGCGGAAGCCGACCATTAATATCGACACCCACGCACTGAGGGTGCGCGATCTGCGCCGGCCATCGGTGGACGTGTTCGTTCCTACCTGCGGGGAAGACCCGGCCGTGGTTGGCAACACCTATCAGCACGTGCTCGACCTTCGCTG